CCCATCTCCAACTCGGAGTTAATTTTACATAAGAGGGGATAAAACCGGGAGTAAAAAAGCGCATGAATAAGGGAGAATGGCGCCGAAAAATTACAGAAGCGAGTGAAAACGCAGGAACATACAGGGAATATTTTGACGATGTAATCGACACCCTGGCGGAGATCCTTGATCTCAGGGACAATGCCCGTGAGAAATTCTATGCTTCCGGTGGTGAACCGATAGTAGAACATACAAATAAGGCCGGTGCGACTAACATCGCAAAGAATCCGATGCTGATAGTGATCGACGATCTGAACAAGACAGCGCTCACATACTGGAGGGATCTGGGACTGACACCGGCCGGACTGAAACGGATAAACGATACGGCTATGAAAACTGAGAAACCAAAGAAAACTACATTGGAGATAGCTCTTGAGCAGCTCGGCAAAGATTAAGGGTAAGCATTGGGGCGAGGTCCTTGAGTATGCCGACAGCATCAGAAGCGGGAGGAAGGCAGCGTGTCCTGAACTTAAACAGGCCGTTGAACGATTCTATAACGATCTTGACAATCCTGAGTACTACATGGACTGCAAGGCACCCGACTTCTGTATCGGCCTTATCGAGAGCACGCTCTGTCATCGTAAAGGCGAGAGTCTCGACGGGACTCCGCTGCGGGGGAAGCCGTTTCTGTTATTACCGTTTCATAAATTTATCATATACAACCTGCTTGGTTTCAAGCTGACGGGGACCAATATAGTGCGCTTTCATGAAGCGCTTATTTTTATTCCGAGAAAGAATGTCAAAACTACATTCGCTGCTGCGCTATCCTGGGCGCTGTCGATATGGTACAGAGCATCAGGAGCGACAACATATATCGCATCAGCTGCACTGCTGCAGTCACTTGAGAGCTTCGACTTCCTGAACTACAACGTCAAGAGGATGGGAGAAGACGAGAAGGACGGCGGGTGTGTAAAGATCATAGATAACAACAACGAACATTCACTGACAGCAACGCTGTCGGACGGTTCGTTCTATATCAGAGCGCTGGCTTCGAATCCTGACGCTCAGGACTCTCTCAACTGTAACATTGCTATAGTCGATGAGATCCACGCTTTCAAGAAGGCTAAACAGTACAATCTGTTTAAGCAAGCGATGAAAGCATATACAAACAAGCTCCTGATCGGCATCAGTACGGCAGGGGATAACGCCCAGGGCTTCCTGGCGAACAGAGTGGAGTACTGTAGGAAGGTGTTGAACGGCACTGTAAAGGATGAACAGTACTTCATTTTTATGTGTTGCGCTCCTGTGGATGAAGCGACGGGCGAAGTCGATTATACGAACGCCGAAGTACAGGAGATGGCTAATCCGGGCTACGGAGTCACGATCCGACCGGATGAGATCATGAACGACGCTATGCAGGCCCTGAACAGTCCGCAGGATCGGAAGGACTTTCTAAGTAAGTCGCTGAACGTATTCACGTCCGGCATAAAGGCATGGTTCAACGTTGAGGAGTTCCGGTCCTCTGATCAGCAGTATGACTGGTCCCTTGAGGATCTGGCAAAGCTGCCTATCCAATGGTACGGCGGAGCTGACCTGTCGAGGACTTACGACCTCACAGCATCGGCACTTGTAGGTGAGTATAAAGGAACGCTGATAATAATAACCCATGCTTTCTTCCCGGTGACACAGGCAGCGAGGAAAGCTGACGAGGACAACATACCGTTGTTCGGATGGGCTGATGATGGCTGGCTGACTATGTGCAATTCTGAAACGGTCAACTATTCAGATGTGGTCGACTGGTTCTGTGATATGCGGAACATGGGCTTCAACATAAAGCTGATAGGTCAGGACAGGAAGTTCGCAAGAGAGTTCTTCCTGCTGATGAAGTCCAAGAAGTTCAAGATCGTAGATCAACCGCAGTACTACTATGTGAAGTCACAGGGCTTCCGTCATATCGAAAAGGCAGCCAAAGACAAGAAATTATATTATCTGCACTCTGAAGCGTATGAGTACTGTGTTCAGAATGTCAGAGCGATAGAAAAAACAGACGATATGGTGCAGTACGAAAAGGTATCACCAGAGCAGAGGATAGATTTGTTCGATGCTTCTGTGTTCGGTACTGTGCAGTTATTGGAGAATTTAGAGAAACGAGAAAAAGCTCGGGAATGGTGGGGAACTAAATGAGCATAATGGATTATTTCTTCAGAAGTACGGACAAGATAGGAAACGCCCGCACTTCGACTACCAAGAGCAACAGTATGGTCGGGATCCTGCTCGGCGATGATGACACAAGTTTAGCTTGTACTGGTTATACATCGCTCGCAGACAATCCAGAGGTTTTCACAGCTTGTCGCAAGATAGCGACTCTCATATCGAGTATGCCGATAATGCTGATGGAAAACGGCAAGAGTGGCGATACAAGGATATTCAATGAGCTGTCACGCAAGCTGGATATCGAACCTAACAGGAACATGACAAGGCGTACATGGATGGAAGCTATCGTGATGAATATGCTCCTGTACGGACGCGGTAATTCGGTCGTGAAGGTGTATACCTCAAGAGGTTACATAACAACACTTGAGCCTATATCAGCATCAAGAGTTTCATTCGCACCGAGTCCGACTGGGCGAAAGTATCAGATATTCATTGACGGCAAGCTGTACGATCCTGACGATGTACTTCATTTTGTCGATAATCCCGACAGGTTCTATCCGTGGATGGGCAAGGGTGCGACTGTGGTTCTTTCAGATGTTGCCAATAATCTGAAACAGGCAAGCGTCACAAAGAAGGGCTTTATGAGTTCCAAGTGGAAGCCGTCAATCATCGTGAAAGTCGATTCCATGATAGATGAGTTCTCAAGTCCAGAGGGCAGACAGAAGTTACTTGATTCATACGTCAAGAGTTCTGATGTGGGCGAGCCGTGGCTTATCCCTGCGGAACAGTTCGAAGTCGAACAGGTGAAACCGCTTTCACTTGCCGACCTTGCTATTTCTGATTCGGTCGAGATAGACAAAAGGACAGTCGCTTCTATACTCGGTGTACCGCCATTCGTTTTAGGTGTAGGCGAGTACAACAAGGAAGCGTGGAATTCGTTTATAGCGAATACAGTCCGAGTCATTGCCGAAGAGATAGAGCAGGAGATAACACGTAAGCTGATACTCAATCCTAAATGGTATGTGAAGTTCAACATATTGTCACTTATGGACTGGGATATTCAGACGGTTGCGAATGTCTTCGGTTCTTTGTCTGACAGGGGATTCGTAACAGGTAACGAAGTACGTGACCGCATCGGTATGAGTCCTGTGGAAGGACTGGACGAGATGCGTGTTCTTGAGAATTACATCGGATGGGATTATTCGAATAAGCAGAAGAAGTTAATACAAGAAGGTGACGAATAAATGGCACTACTTTGTAACAACTGCGAAGTAAAAGGAAAAACGCATCAGATATGGTGCAAGCATACGGGTGAACCTTGTCTGCACGTTCGGTACTGTGCGGTATCAATGAAATACTATCAGACGGACGCAGCTGCGTTCTGCCCGATGAAAAAGGAGAAAGACGATGGAAAGAAGTAACAGACAGATACGTTCCATAGCATCTGATTTTAAAACGAGGGAAGACGGTGAAGAACTTCGCATTGAAGGATACTTCGCCGTTTTTAATAGTGACTACGTTATTTCGGACACGATGAGTGAGTCGATCGCACCGGGGGCATTTAGCGGTGCTCTTGATGCTGATGTGAGAGCGCTTATCGACCACGAAACGATGTACGTACTGGGACGCACACAGGCGGGAACGCTTGAACTGCGCGAAGATGAAAAGGGTCTGTGGGGATCCATTCTGATCAATCCGAACGACCAGGACGCGATGAACCTCTACTCAAGAGTCCAGCGCGGAGATGTGAACCAGTGCTCATTTGGTTTCGACATTCTTGCCGAAGAAACCGACTTCGAAGGTGAGAATGTACACTGGACGATAACAGCGGTCAAGCTGTACGAAGTGAGTGTATGCACTTTTCCCGCCTATGCTGAAACATCAGTACAGGCAAGAGAAAAAGATTTTGAAGAAGCGAAGAGACGTCAGATTGAAGTATATAAGGCTGAACTTCGCGCAAAGTTGAAAGGAGAAAACTAATGGCATTAGGACATTGGCTAAAAGATTATCTCGGACCGAAAGCGTCTGGTGAAGGTGGTGGTTCTGTAGAGGTATCTAAAATTAAGATTGTGACCGCAAATGGTGGTTGGAGCTCTAACCAATTCAATGGCGGTTTTCAAATTAGCGGTTCGCAAATACTTGATTTAATCGGAGATAAAACGATTATCGGCATAGAAATGGTAGGCGCAGGCACATCAGAACCCACTAAAACATATCCAATTGACGGAGTGGCAACATTTGCAAGTAGCACTCCAAGCTACAAGGTTTTCAACCCTGTACTCGCAACAAGAGAAGAAATCGCATCTGTTGACGGCGGTCAAGTAGGCGGAACATCAACGTCTTCTATTACAGATGGTGGCGGAGCTGTAGACGTCTACGCAATCTGCATATAACCATATGCCATAACAACACGAAACACTAAATCTTAACTAACAAGGAGAAACAATATGTTAAGAGCACTTATGATCAAAAAGTCTCTCGACGAAAAGCGTTCAGCACTCGCAAAGCTGACCGAAGGTGTTGACTTCGAGAAGCGTGAAGCTGAACTCGCAGGAATGATCGAAGAGATTCAGACACAGGAAGAGCGCGATGCTGTCAATGAGGAAATCGAGAAATTCGAATCCGAAAAGGCAGATTTTGAAGCGCAGAAGAATAAGCTCGATGAGGAAATCAGAGGGCTTGAGAAGGAGCTTGATGAAATCGAAGCTGATGAGCAGAAGGTTCCAGAACCTATTGACGAAACAAAGGTTGAAAGAAAGGAAAACAAAGCAATGGAAACAAGAAAGTTCTTCGGAATGAATTCACAGGAAAGAGACGCGTTTTTCGCAAGAGATGACGTTCAGAACTACCTCGCAGAGGTAAGAACCTGCATGAAGGAGAAGAGAGCACTCTCTAACGTAGGTCTGACAATCCCGGAAGTAATGCTCGGACTCCTGCGTGAGAACGTGATCGAATATTCAAAACTCTACAAGCACGTAACAGTAAGAGCTATCAACGGCGAAGGCCGTGAGGTAATCATGGGCGTAGTTCCAGAAGCTGTATGGACAGAGTGCTGCGCTAACCTCAACGAACTCGATCTCGGCTTCTTCGATACCGAAGTAAACTGCTGGAAGGTCGGCGGATTCTTCGCTGTATGCAACGCTAACCTTGAGGACAGCGACATCGCACTTGCAAGCGAGATCCTCACCGCACTCGGACAGGCTATCGGTCTTGCACTTGATAAGGCTATCCTCTACGGAACAGGAACAAGAATGCCTATGGGTATCGTTACAAGACTCGCACAGACAGCTGCTCCTGCAGACTATCCTGCAACAGCAAGAGCATGGGCTGACCTGCATACAAGCAACATCGCTTCGATCCCTGCTGATACTGCAGACGCTGACCTGTTCAAGGCTATCGTACTCGCATCAGGCGCAGCAAAGAGCAACTACAGCAGAGGTGAGAAGGTATGGGTCATGAACGAGAAGACTTATACAACACTTATGGCTAATGCTCTTACAATCAACGCTAATGGTGCTATCGTATCTGGTGTTGACGGCGGAATGCCTGTAGTCGGCGGTGTTATCGAGGTTCTGAACTTCGTACCTGACGATGTTATCATCGGCGGTTACTTCGACCTGTATCTGCTCGCAGAGAGAGCCGGTCAGAAGTTCGCTACTTCAGAGCACGTAAGATTCCTGCAGGATCAGACGGTCTTCAAGGGTACTGCAAGATATGACGGTACTCCTGTTATCGCAGAGGGCTTCGTAGCAATCGGACTGAACGGAACTACTCCAAGCGCTACAATGACGTTCGCTCCAATACAGGGGGAATAACAGACGGGGAGAACGGAGCTGACACTCTCGACCTTCACACGCTCACTAAAAAACAGCTTCTTGCTGTAGCTGATGAGCAGGGGGTCGAGGGTGTATCTTCTCGTATGACTAAAGCTCAAATCATTAGTGCCATCGAGGAGGTTTAGTTATGAATGAATCAACAATGCTTCAGATGCTCAAGATAGACCTCGGTATTACTACTACGGCATATGACGAAAGGCTCTCACAGTACATTACAAGCGCGAAAGACGCCATAACGAAAGAAGGTATCACTCTTGATGATTCCATCATTTCAGACGGGAATTTGGTCGTTATGTATGCAGCTTGGATGTGGCGCAAGAGAGATACTAACGAAGGTATGCCGAGAATGCTTCGGTGGCAACTTAACAATCGTTTATTTAGTGAAAAGGTATAGATATGGACGATGTGATCAAACTGTTATCTTCGACCTACACAGTCGACGAATACGGCAATCAAGTCGAGAACGTAACGGAAAGACAGGTTTTTTGTGATGTGCGTTCTGTAGGACGTACTGAATTCTATCAGGCAGCACAGAACGATATGCACCCGAGTTATGTTTTCTCTATATCGCATTATATGGACTATAGCGGCGAGAAAGAATGTCTGTATACTGATTGGACGGGTACGGAGAAAAAGTACAGCATAACGCGAACTTACCGCACTGGTGACCGCATCGAACTTACGGCGGAAGAGAGGGTGAAGGATTATGAGTGATTCGGTAGCCGTTCAGATAAAAGAACTACTTGACGAATATTCGCAGGAAGTCAAGGACGTTACAGAGCGCGAGATCAAGGATGTCGCAAACGATGCCGTCGAGAAGCTCCGCAGTACTTCACCTAAACAGGCAGGTGGCAAGCACCCGGGCAGATATGCGAGAGGGTGGCGAGTCAAAAAGAATGGTGCGGACGTGGTCGTTTATAACGCCACTGACTACCAGCTGACACACCTGCTGGAATTCGGTCACGCTGTAGCCAATCAGTATGGCAGTACGGGTGCGAGAGCACGTGCCATCCCGCACATAGCACCTGTTGAACAATGGGCGAACGAAGAACTTCCAGTCAGGATCTTGAGGGGACTGAAATGACAATATTCCAGATATTACAAAGCACGGGTCTTCCGTGTGCGTACAGCCATTTCAAGGAGGCTCAGTCTCCGCCGTATATCGTGTATATCGGCAGCGGACAGGACGTCTTCGAAGCGGACAATACGCACTACTGGAAGCAGAACACCTATCAGGTCGAATACTATTTCACTACTAAAAACGAACAAAACGAAGAAGCCATTGAGAAAGCACTGCTGGACAATGGCTTTTTATATGAGAAGAGCGAGGACGTCTACATCGAGGATGAAGGCGTCTTCGTTATTTACTATCAAATCTAATGGAGGCTAATTATGGCAAACAAAGTTGAATTCGGTATCAGCCAGCTCCATATCGGTACATACACAGAGTCGAATGGTACTGTCACTCTCGGCACTCCGTATCATCAGAAAGGAGCTATTTCCTTCAGCCCCGAGGAGCAGAGCGAACAGAATAACTTCTATGCGGACAACGTTATTTACTGGTCTGGATATTCTGGCGGATCCATTGAAGGTGACCTTGAAGTCGCGATGTATGACGATGAATTCAAGACACAGTTCCTCGGTTACAAAACACTGACCAACGGCGGTATCGCAAACGTAAAAGGCGCATCGAAGCCTAACGTATACATCGCGTTTCAGGTCGAGGGTGACGTAGAAAGCAGAAGAGTCATTCTGTACAACTGCGCTCTCGGTGGCATCACAAG